TATGTTCGATGCGAACGGTAATAAAACAACAAAAATTAGTGATGTCTTGGACGGTGGTAGAGCAGAAGGTGAAAACGCTAAAGAAGTATTAATATTAGAATCTTTCAAAAAAGAATTATTACAAGATCGAATAAAACAAAAGAGGTATGAAGTAGCTATTGAGCCAGATATATTTACAGGTGAAGTAAAAAAAGTAACTCCTCCTAAACTTTTAACTACCAAAGAAGTATTCGCTATCCGTCAACAATTAGAAAAATCTATAAAGAGTGGTGGAATAGGACTACCAAGAATGGGGTCATTACAAAAAGCAGGCACATTCGAAAAAGTTATGTTGTCTAATAAAGAGGTAACAGGTCCACTATATTCTAACAATGTAGATGCAAGTGGTATATTTGTTTTAGCTAGAATTGATAAGGGAGATAAGGTTTCTCTAAGTAATAGAATAGAAATTGATGGTAATAAGTTTAAAAAGGTAAGACGTAGATGGGGTACTAAAAACAAGTCTGAAGAGGGTGGTTATTTACATGAGGGCAGAATATATAGAGATACCTCTGATATACCAGGTAACCCAGAAACAGTATTTTTAGAAAGCAGAGATGCACTTCTTGAAGTTCTTTCTATCCATAGAAAATATTTAACTCAAAGTATGGATATTGAAAGAGCTGGTAACTATGTGCAAAAACAAAGAGAGTCTGTCGACTTCCAAGCATATTCAATTATTGCTAAGATAAAAAATCTTCAAAAAGAATACGGTGATTTACAATATCAATTAGAATACGGGGGTAGAAACCCAGAGAGAGGAAACTTACCTAAAGCAGGTTATGTTGTTACACAACAAAAGATAAACATTTATAAATCTCAAATAGAGGGATTAAAAGATGATCTTAAAAAAATAGGTAAATACGGATTATGGAAAAATAGATTTAGAATACGTAAGGCTATGACTGCTTTACATAATGCCAAAGATAAGGGTTTGATTGATGATCTTCCTAAAGCTACTAAAGAGTTTGAGAACACTCTTGGTATTAAAACAACAGACGAAGATAAAATAATTTCTAGAGGTATAGCTGACAGACAACAATTAGAAGATGCAGTCAATGACATAAGACAACAAAGAATTAGTGACGAAGTAGACAATCTTGTTAACAGAAGTATTGATGAAGATACTTTAAAAAGTAGAATTACCAAAATTAATCAAGAAGCAGATGCTAAATTATCTGATGTAAGACCATCAACAAAACCTAAAGGTAAAAACCAACCTATGGTGGTTGAGTTTGAGGGTATAGAGGTTGATGTTAATAATCATTTCCAAGTAAAAGATGGGGGAATTTATTTCTTTGGTTCTAAGGTAGGAGATGTATTAGAAAAAACTTCTAAAAATAAAACTAAGTATGAATTAGCTTCTGGTGATTTAAAATATAGAGCAACATTTAGTGGTATAGATGAATTAAAAAGGTCTTTACCAGATTTATATAGACCTAGAGTTTTAAAAGCATTCGAAGATGGGCTATTAAAACAAGCAGATACTAGTAAAATAAATGATGGTAGAAATTTTGCAGTCAAAGATCATACTAAGACGAATACATATAGAGGTGCAGTTGAAGAGCCAGATGATGTTCCTGTACTAAATGATACAACCAAAGAGCCAGAACAATATAACAACCCTATTGTTACTAAAACTCCTAATGAATTTGAAAACATTTTACCAGCAGGAAGAAGATTAGCTTTATATATAGCAACTGGTCCGTATGAAGGACACGTAAGAATACCACAACCATTTCAATCAGACAAACCCTTAACTGCTGTTCTTGGTAAACAATCTAATCAAAAGTTAATTTTAGGTCATACAGATGCTCGTGAGAAAGGAAGTTCAATCGCAGCTCAACGTACATTCCAAAAATTTGATGAAGAAGGATTATCTGATGAGATTTCTTTACCAGAATATAAAGATGTAACAGGAAGAGTTAAGAGTAATACTTTACTAGATGATCCTGAGATAGTAGACCCACAAAGAAAACCATTAACTCTTGACCAAGCACACAATCATAAAATAGTACAAGAGGATTTGCCTGATATTAATCCACCAGTTAGAGGATTATACAACACTCTTGGTGATGTTTTAGAAGATATATCTAGTTACGAAAAGATAAGATGGGACGATGCTAGACTTAAAACAAAGGAAGATTATGCACAATTTATTAATAGATTAAACTTTTTATATTCTATTGTAGAGAGAGAAGCTCCTCACGGTGTTAAGTTACCAAACATATCTAGGTCTCAGTCATTAAATAAATTGACTCAGATTATGAACACAATCGCTACTGGTCGTGAACCTAATAATCAGTTGGTTGCTGTGATGAATGTTATGAGACGAATGTCGGGTGGTGAGGAAAAATTAGACTCTCCTAACTTTATATTAGACCCTCATGGTTATAATTATTATGGTGCTAATTACAGAGACCCTGTAAGTGGTGAGACATTTTCTAAACTACAAAATGCTGTTGGTGTAGGTATTAAAGAAAGCGAAGGAATAACTAAAGTACCTGAGTTCGCTAAAGTAATGCACGAATTAGGTCATTGGTCATACGCTAATATTTTATCGCCTACAGAAAAGAGAGCATTCTGGGACGCTATGAGCAAGTACATTGACCATGAAGGAGTTGATGTTGAGCTTTTAAAATCAAGATTACCAGGTAGTGCTAAGAATCAAATAGATTCACCAGGTGAGTTCTTTGCTGAACAGTTTGTTCAATTCGCACTTCACAATCAAAAAGCTGGTGGTACTGATTCAGTAGCCAGTTTATGGAGAAGAATTGCTGAACAAATAACTGAAGTAATAGGTAAGTTTTTTGGATTTGATACAAGTGCAAGAGTTAGAAAAAATTATGTAGACCCAGATTTAATTCCTTTGATGGAAAGAATCTTCCCAGACGAACATAAAGTTAATAGATATATTAAGACATACGAAAGATGGGGAATACCCGAAAGAGGTAGAATAGGTGCATTAGTTAAACAGTTAGTTGATTGGGACGATATAAAAATTAAACTTGAAAGAGCAATAGACGAAGCAGATAATACTGATGGCGATTCTATTAGAGCAGTTCTTGGTGGAAGAAATGATCCAGGTGATAAAGATATATTATCCGATGTATTAGATATAGATAGCAATCCATTAAGGCGTTCTAACCAAACATTTATGAGTCAGGCTTGGGCTTATACAGGTAAAGAAAATTCTAAATTTAATTATACTCACGGGAATAGAGACCCTAAATCAAGAATAAGACTATTAGATAGTTCTTATAAAACTGAAGTTAACGCTGATGGTACTGCAAGTAAAAGATATACTTTTGCATCTAGTCATAAAGTTAGAAATAAATTAATAAAAGCATACTTTGATGTTAGAGCTTTCCAACAAAGCATAGGTATAGATCGTAATAAAAATTTCATTGAATATCTTGACCCAGAAAATTTAAAAAGAGTAGCAGAGGGTGGACCAATTACTAGAGTACAAGAGGGTCAAAGTTATAAAGACCCTAGTGAGATGTCTTTAGATGAGTTGCTTCGTTCTCAAAAAGAAGGTGGTTTACCAGATAACTATGTAGACCCAGACGGTGGAGATTTTAGTGACACATCTTTATTAGCAGGTGGTAATACTCCTGTATCTAGAGCTGCTACAAATGCAGATTCGGTTGATAATATTGTTAGAAGTAAGATGATAGCCAATGAGGTACTTGCTGTTATCGCTGATGTTCAAAAGGATATGAGAGAACAACTAACAAGAAATATACCTAAGAATAAAAGGGGTGAAGGTATTAAATTTGATATTGATAACGATAATAAGGTTGTTGAGATAGCTACTAAAGAAAGTTATAAGAGTTCAGTACATAGAAAACGTAATAATGCTATTAGAAAAAAACACTCAGACAATCAAATTGCATTAGCAAGAAGAGTTCTGGCTGACTCGGAAGCAATTTTTAATGATAAAGCAACTAATAAACCAGTTGGTGATGATGTATTAAGAAATTCAGCTTCTCCTAACGAGATGAGTCTACACGAAATAATAGCTGAGTTGTCTGTATCTAATAAGAATGGTGCTAGAAGTAGAGATTTATTAGCTACGTTTAATAGAAAGGTTAATACTGAACCATATTATGAGGGTAACATTCTTTCTGAAACACCTATTACAGATAAACAAATATTGGGTGATTCACCGAATGAGGAAGCATGGAAAGCATTAATTACTTATGCTAATGGAAAGGTAGCAGAAACACCAGACGAATATCTCCTGTCTATTTTAGAAGCATTTAAACGTGGTGATAATGTAGCTATGGAAAGAGCTGCTGTAGCACTTAAAAGATACTACAATGACAATCCTCTTTTAGCTCCTAAGAACGCAGATGTACAAAGATATATAGATACAGAGATAGCTCAGACGACTGGAGTAAGTGGAGAGAACGGCATACCAGCCAATACTCCTATTCATATTAAAGAGTTATTAAGAAAGATTACACACAGAGATAGAAAAGTAGAGAACACTTCTCGTACATTAACTTATCGTTTAGTTAATATGTTAAGTGCAACTCAAAGAGATTACTTGGGTGGTACTAACTTCTTGACTGGTGAAGATTTCAATAAAATATTCCCACAACATAGAATGAAAGACACAGACAGTGGCGTTGTAAGACACGTTAATGATACTGTTATGCTTAACGATATAAGAAAGACTATGCGTAAATTAGGTGGTGCTATAAACTGGAGAGCTAATCCTCCGAAAGTTAATAAGGACGGTACTACTTCATTCGTAGGTTTGAGAGAAAATGCTGGTAGTAGTTACACAGCAGTACATGAGGTAGGACACATATTATATAGAGGAACATTTAATGATGATAGTAAAGCATCTGTTGTGCAAGGATTTGAAGAAGCTATTCTTGCTCAAAATCCAAGAGCAGTAGAAGTTCAAAAAGCATACGGAGATAAATATAATGGAGATATATCTAAGCAAGCAGAAGAATGGTTTGTTGATGGCTTCCATGATTACTTATCTAATAGAGCTAGTCGTCAAGATAGATTTGCTAAACTAACTAACAGTGGAAGATTAGCTGAAATAGTAGATGAGCTAATTGAAAAAGTTGCTTATATGTTTAATGGATTAATAGGTAATAAATCTTTAAGACAAAATTATAGATTCCTTACTTACTATGGGGATATGCTTGGTCATAGAGGTGCTAAGAGACCTGTTAAAGCTGCTGTTAATACAACAAATAACTACGCTGTTCAGTCTGTTATAGCTCCTAGATATGCAAGAGAAACTATTGATTCATACACTCCTACACAAGATATAGCTGCTAGAGAATTTGTTGTAGCTAGATCAGACGAAGATTTATATAACTATGTTAAGTATCATGGAACATTAAATGGTAGAAAATTTGATAAGGCTATAAATCCTAATGCTGTATTAGAACCTTCTGGCTCTAATGCTTTATATGGTCGTGGTATTTATTTAACTGATAGCCCTAAACTAGCGGCTGATTATAGTAGAGAGGCACATCAAACTTCTTTAATTAAATTAATAGATGATAATATTGATAACCCTAATGTTCGTGAAAGAGGTTATGAAATAGCCAGTGATATAGTAAGCAGAACACAAACACTAGAAGATTGGCAAAGAGAAATGAATGGTTATAGCTATCATAAATTTTCTAACAGAACGACATCTGCTATAGATGATGTACCAGCAGATATTATGGGAACTACTCATATTAAACATAAAAAAAAATTAGAAAAACTTACATACGAAGTAGACGAAGCATATAAAAGATTAGTTGATGCAACAGGTGTAGAGCCTGAAGGAAAAGTATTACCTTTATTTGTAAGAACACAAAAAGTTATGGACTTCGATGAAAAAACTATGTGGTCTTTTGGTGGAGAAAACGATCTTATGCCAACTCTTATGGAATTACATAGTAATAAATTACTACCTGATGACGTGGGAAAAAGATTAATAGAACAAGCACAGATGAAAAGTAATGATGAGATAACTGGTTCAGATTTCTACGAACTATTATTAGAGGCTATGTCATACAATAGAACAGAACTAGAAGCCAAAGATGCTATCACTGCTGCGTTTAGAGCGATGGGATATGATGGTTTCCGTGTTACTGAAACAGATAGAATAAGTAATGATGCCATTGAGACTTTAGTAGTTTTTGATTCTGGTCAAGTTAAACACGTAGATGCTAAACATTTTGATTCAGGTTCTGAAAGTATGTTCTTCAATTCATTAAACAGAAGTAATGATGAGACACCAGCAGGTTCTGTAGTAACTAATATGGTTGAATTTGGTAGACCTATGACTGATGCAGACTACGCTTATGCTGGTAGTAACGCACAAAATTGGGGAATGCCTGATGGGTTACAGAAATGGTTTAGAAAAACTATGAAGAAAGAACCTTTAGATGCAGATGATGTTGATGCTTTAGCAAAACAAAATAAACATCAATGGAATTTCATGCAGGAGAACTCAGCACACGCAAGACGAATAGGTGCTAGATGGTTTGCTGACAAGGTTAAACCAGCAGATGGTTCTCCTAGTATATTCCAAAAGAATACAGCAGATATGGCTAAGGTTGTAAGACCAATCATAGATGATTTGATGAGCCTACCTGATGCTCCTCGTTGGTTTAAACAGTGGTTAAATAAAACTAAACCTTTGCTTGCTCCAGCAGAAAAATTGGGTTGGGATTGGGCTTCTAAAGTACCAACACCAGCAAGTCATAGAAGAATATTAAATGCTTTAAGAAGTGACAGTATTAATTCTTTAAATCCTCAAGAGCAAAAGATTGCTTTTGATATTGCTAATGCTTTTAAAAGAGAGTTAGATGAATTAAGAGCAGCAGGTGTACCCATAGGAGATGTTACTCATAGAATGAAGAAATACTATGTGCCTCAACAATGGGATTCACTATCTATTCAGGACAATCCTAATGCTTTTATTAATGCTCTTCAGGCTTGGATCATAAGAGACTCTAGAAGAAATGGTGTAGAAATGGATTTACATAAAGCCAAATCTAAAGCTACTGAGATACAGGGTAGAATTGTATCCGAAGATGGTAAGATTGATACAGATGATTTCTTATACAGACGAATGCAATCAGACCCATTCTATCGTAGATTTATTAATTTAACTCCTGAAGATGTACCTGAATTTGAGAAGTTTATGGTTAATGATCTTGCTGGTCTTGTGACTAGATACTTTGATAAGACTGTAAGAAAGAAATTATTAGCACAAGAATTTGGTGTAGGTGGTCATGGTTTAGCTTCTTATCAAAAGGTAGCAAGAGAAGGTATAGATGGTGCAGCAGATATACTTAAAACTGCTAACACTTCTAAGGTATTTGTATCTGAGGGAGACACAGCTATTAAAGTTGATAACACTATTGTCCCTGCTTTACTCACTAAAAATAAAGAACAATTAAAAAGTTTTTTAACTGAGATGTTTAGTCATTTACATAGTGGAAGTACTACTGGATTAGATTCAAGACGAGCGTTTGTTATGAATAAAATTATGTCTCACTATGATCTATCTTCTCTTGATGCACCTGATCTTAGAAATTTAAAACATAGAGTAGAAGGTATTGTAAACGCATTGGCAGATTTCCCAACTAGAATACAATCAGATAATGCTAGATGGATAATGAGATATGTTGATGTGTTAAACAAAAGACCAATCAATGGTGGTGATGGTTCATTAATGAAGTGGAGTAGAAGAGCTAGAGCATTTAATTCTGTTACTCTTTTATCTTGGACAACCCTAACTTCTATACCAGATATAGGATTACCATTAGTACGAAGTGGTAACTTAGGTGCTTTCCTTAAAGCATACAGACAAATAGCTTCGGGAAATCCATCTTATAAACAAGCTGCTAGAGACATAGGTGTAGGTATTGAAAACTTAGTTCATGATAGAATGACTCACATGGCTGGAGATAGTTCACAACAATTCTCTAATGGTTTCTTTAATGCAACTATGCTTACCCCGTGGACAAATTTCCAAAGAGAAGTATCTGCGTTAGTAGGATTCAACGCTATGAAAGCAGAAGTAGATAACATACATCGTATCGCCAAATCAGGCGACCAACTATCTTGGCTTAAATCTAATTCTTATAGAACTTCTGTAAGATTTTTAAAAAGTTTAGGTCTTGATAAATATGCACAACCGAACGGACCAAGACTAGATGATATTACCAAACACACTAATGATGATGCAATAAGATATGCTGTAATGAAGTTTACAAATGAAACTATATTTACACCAGACCCCAATGATGTACCTCTATGGGCGCAGACCCCGTGGGGTGCCATGATATTCCAGTTGAAATCATTCCCATTAATGATGCAACGAATGTTAGGTAGAACAATCAAAGAAGCTGGGCATGGTAATCCAATGCCTTTAACTTATTTAATGACCGTTGGTATAGCATTAGGTATGACAGCCAACGCAGTTAAAGATATTGTTTTCTCTAGAGGAGGCGAAGATGAGAGAAGCCCTGCCTTAAGAGAAAGAAATATTAAAGAAAGACTTTTAGGTAAAATTGCTAAAGATCACTTGGGGATTAATACCGATGGTTGGGAAGATGAAGATTGGGCTAAGTGGGGTGGCTGGATTGTAGACGGTATGCTGGCTATGGGGGGAATGGGTCTTATAGCAGAGTCTCTATACAATAGTGCATCTCAGATAGACAACGGTGCATACGGTAGAGAGAGATTGTTAAGTCTTGTACTCGGACCATCAATGGGTACAACATTAGACGCAGCCAAAGTACTTGAGGGTGCTTGGAATACAGGTGATAGTGGAAGTAAAGCAAAAGTAAGAACTGGTATACGAAGTACCTTGAGAAGAGTTCCAGTTGCTGGTAGTATTAAGACATTTTCTGAAGGAGCAACTGAAGCATTAGTTCCTTTAGACGGTAAGGGTAGTGGTAAAAACACTTCTATTGCTGATGCGATCATGGGTGGTAAAACAAAATCAGGAAATACTGCTGGTGATATAGCTAAGTTTATATTAAAAAATTAATTATGTTTACTTTATTTATAATTATTATTGGTCTTGGCTTTCTTATTTATAAGAGAGAAGCTGTTAAAGATTTCATCAATAAAAAATTAAACGGCTGGTAGTTTTGATTAGACCTCTTAGAGAAATCTACGAAGATAAATCTAAAGAGGATTTAATAGATTTGATTATGTTAAAGAATGGTCAAATTCACAAAGCCGAAGCAGAAATAGAAAGACTTAATTCTAAGAAAGGAAAAGGTTTTTCTCAGCTTGTCTACGCCTCACTAATCCTTTTAGGATTCTTCCTCCTGCTCTACGCCATTTAGGAAACTCATCTGCCGCTCCTTCATAAGAGCCACGATTTAATTTCATACGCATAGTAGAACTTTGAAAGTTTCCACTACCAACATTAAATACAAAAGAACATAAAGCTGAATACATATTCTCATTGAGTTCAGAAGTAACTAACCAAGCTAAGGCTTGGTCGCAGTGTTTTAGTTCTCGTCTTAAAAGAAACTCTCCTTCTTCTTCAGTAATATCTGGGTGATCTTTAGTTACAGACTTACCATTCTTATCCCAAGTACTTCCGTAACCTATAGTCCAGCGATTAGCTGGGCATAGGTATACAGACGAGGAATAACCTTCAAAAGATTTTATTATATCTAATCCTTCTTGGTTTATAACCATTAGAATAAAATTATTCCAACAACAAAACCAATAGCAAAACCTATGATACCTTCTCTGTAATACAGAGATTGTGTAGATACCCAAGTTTTCCAATCAGCGATAGTCTTACCAAATATTTTCATATTATTTCCTATTGAAACTTCTTTGACCAAACCAGAATGAAACAACAGCAGCCCATACAGCTTGTATTTCACTAGACCATATACGATCGTACATAGTTAAATCAATCCAATCATTAGCAAGCATAAATGTTAGAGCCATAAATTCTATAAACAATAGGTAAGTCATAATAGGTCTTACTGAAGATGAAAGATTAACTATCCATTGACTAGACTTCATTGTTATCTGTGCTTGATTTTTTTGTAGTGCTTCTGTTTCTCTGATGTCGGCATCGACATTCATAAACTGAAGTTTCTGTTCTCCCAACTTGATTTTTTGTTCAAGTTGTTTTTCCATAAGTTTAAGTTCATGTGCTTGGTCTCTTTTATCTTCAAAGAATGATAACATTTTAGGAAGAAAAGATGTTCCGAAACCTAGCAGAGAACCAAATAATGATAGCATTTATTTTACCTCCACATTACTAAATAATGGTGACTCACTAACAAGTCTCTTCTTTGCTATTTTAACATAATCTTTGTTAAGTTCAATCACCGTTGCCTCTCTATTTAATCGATCTGATACTAGAGCAGTAGTGCCAGCGCCCCCAAAGGGGTCTAGTACTCGACCTTTAATTACTTCCTTTGTATCACATTTACAATCTTTGTGTAGTCCTAAATCTTTAGTCTGCATATATCCAGCGTCTCCTTTGCCATTGATATCTTTATATGCACCACTATAAACATTAGGTCTATATCTTATGTCATCTTTAGGAAGTTCATTTCTTCGTACCCTTTTACTTTCTAGCTTTCTTTTATATGGCTTACTACATTCTTTACAAGCCTTTTCAGGTGAGCCTGCTAGTACACAGGGTTCAATTAAATCTGGTGGGAATACAGCGAAGTGTGCTTCTTTAAATGGTGCAGTATTAATAGTCCATACACTTCTTTTGTTTCTCTTATCATATTCTTTATTGTCTGCTCCAAAATTATTTTGTTGATATCTACTAGTAGAACCACCTCTTGTGTGTCCTTTATATGTAGCATCTTCTTTAATACTAAATGAATCATAGAAGTATCGTTCTTTCTTTGTTAATAAAAATATATATTCATGAGACTTCGTGCATCTATCAGTTACACTCTCTGGCATAGGATTAGGTTTGTGCCATATAATATCTTGTCTTAGATACCAACCATCTTCTTGGAGAGCCATAGCCATACGCCAGGGGATTCCAATTAATTCTTTATTTTTAAATCCTGCTTTCTTTAGATTGCTTGAATTTCTACTAGCAGATAAACCTTTAGGTATAACGTGTGCTTGTTCCGATTGTGTTCCCTTCGCCACAGTTTGTGAAACACTTTTACAATCTTTGTAAGACGAATATGTATCACCAAGATTTAACCACAAGGTTCCATCATTACGAAGAACTCTACGAACTTCTCTAAACACAGCAGTCATTCTTTCTATATAATCAAATGGGTTTTCTTCTAACCCAAGTTGTTCGTCTTGACGTACAGCTCCACACTTGGGACATTCTCTTTTATAAATAGCATCACCAACTACATCTCCTTTGTCATACATTCCTTGATGACCAGTGGCTGTATCTTTACTTATCTTTGTTAATCTTTTATGTGGACAGTTACTATCTCCACCTACCCAAGTTCCTGTGTTGTAATCACGGAGTCCCCAATAGGGTGGGCTAGTAATCACAGTATGAAAGTGTTCGTCTGGTAGGTCTTTTAATTTTATCAAACAGTTACCTGTAATTATATTAATCATAAAATACTTTTTACCACATCTTGTATGTCTCCATTATTTGATAACAACATATCGACATTGAAATCTTGTTGCTCCGTCTTGTGGTCCTGCTGCTGAGCTGCACCTCTACTCAGACGAACGACTTTTCCTCCTAGTCCTTTAATCATTTGCACTTCATTAATAAATCTAACATCATCACAAACTATATGTTTATTCATGAACATTAATTCAGTTACTTTTTTAGCCCATAGATTAACCCATAGGTCATCACCTAATAAGTTTCTTCCCCATTCAGTACCCAATGTTTGCATAGCATATCTAGGAGATTTATTACACAATAAGGGTAGTGGAGTTTCTTTAGTACTACCTTCAATATTATCTTGAGTGAGTCCGATAGCTTCAAGCATTGTCTTGATAGGTTGAGCCATCTTAACTTTAATGAAGTTATGCTGAGAGCATAACGTGTCAGCTAGTAGAGTCTTACCACTACCTATATATCCTGTGATACCAATGAGCATTGTTTTACTTTTAATTTTAATAGTTCTTTTTTTAAGTGACGCTTTTTATCTATTGCTTTAGTTCTATCATCACCTGGTATTTGTTCACCATTTTTAATACGCCATTCAATGTCTTTGATTCTATCTCCGACACTAGATATTTCATGTTCTAACTCTACGATTTCAATTCTTAGTGTAGTGTCCATCGTTCCTTCCAGTTAATATATATGTGTCTGGGTGTATATAAGTAATAGGTATATCTTTACTATGAGCAAATTCAATTTCTTTTTCTACTCCTATGCTCTTCTCCCAATCCTCTAACATTAAAACAAACATACCACTTGATTGTCTTAATATACCAAAGTCCAAACTCAACCAAAAATTTGTAGGTCTATCTATATATCCACAAACACTTAGTATTGAATGTTGATAAACTATAGGACTATATATATTAAGTCCCTGTAACATAAATTTAAACGCACATCTACAATTCATTTGGTATCTACTCTCCAATACCTTTGGACTAGAAGTACCATTCAATGAGTATGGACTTGCTAGATATATTAAATCTTTGGCAGAGGCTGATAAGGTTGCCAATCCTGACACTCCCCTTGACAACCCTTCGTACACTCCCACTTCCCGTCTGACTTCGGTTTGCAGTTCACGCACGTCCTCATTTCTTTCTTTGGTTCTTTTTCTTCCCAACATACTTCTCTCTTAAAGCAACCTCTACATCTCCAATCCGTAGAGTCTGCTGATATTTTTTGTGCCTCGCCTCTTAGAACAGTTTCTATTCTAGTGCGTAACTCGTTATAATGAAACTCATCGTACGGCACAATTTGTGAGAAGTACTTTGAGTTGTTTTTACAGTAAGCAATAAAAAGACATTCTTCCATTGATGACATACCCATCATAAATTGTACTTGAGAATAGTAGTTCTTATGGCTATACTTTACTCCGTGTTTTTCAAACTCATTGAACTTTCTTTCGTTCATACTCTTAACCTCTAAGAGCATTGAGTTTCCGTTTTCATCTTCTATTACTCCGTCAGCGTGTCCTACTGCATGACCACCATAGGAATAATAAGCCCATTGTTTATGTGTGTAAGGGTCTTTCTCTATAACCTTCATAGAAGTTTTACCTATATCTTTAAGAACATCTTGTTCAATACGATGTCCGTCTCTAAAGATTCGTCTTAGTTTGAAGCCCAACTTGCTATTCGGAAACCCTCTTAAACAAAATGCAAGATAGGCATCACAAGGATTACCTACTCCTGAAGCACCTATATAATTTCTTGGGGTTTCTTCTTGTTTATTTTCTTCATCATCATATGCTTGGTCTATTAGTTCTGCTAAATTCATACTCATCTTCCTATTGTTATATTAATTGATGAAAAAAAACCACCCCTCTAATTAAAGAGGAGTGGTATGGAAGTTTTAGAATGGTATTTTATCGTCTGACCCAGATGAGTCAGTAGATTTAGCACCATTCGATGAGACAGTTTTTCTCTCGATGTTTGGGTCTATGTCTGAAGGATCAAAGAAACCTTTAAGTTTAGAACCGATACGTTCTTCTCCGTTATCGTTCGTATACTTATCAGTACCTACTGATGCTCCGACTTTAAGACCTGCGATAGAACCAATGTCTTTAGGATTGTCTGGTGATGGGTGTCCTCCATGTGTAAGTAGAGCCTTTAATTGTTCTCTACCTATTCTTGTAGCAGTCGTACTGCTAGGCACATGAACATTTATCCATGCTCTAAGAGAACCCATTCCCTTTACATCTGTCATGGCTAACTCAACAGCAGTTCCACCATTCCTAGTTTGTTTTAAATGTGATGAAGTAATCTGAACAACATAACGCCCAGGCTTCAACATAGCTGGTGCAGATGATATCTCTACGCCAGATAGATTTAGATCATTAAAATTAAATGACATATTATTTCTTCTCCTTCTTTGTTAGTTTATTATATTCTTCGTCAGACATATCAAGACGCTTTAATAACTCAACAACATTACCTGTTTGTTCAACAGGTTTTAATCGTCTCCGTTCATCTCTAACTTTACCATGCCAACCTCTTACTTCGTCAGTAATAGTATAGCGTAGCACTTGTTGTCTGCCATCTACTTCTTTCGTAACTCTTACACCTGCGAATACGCAGTCAAAGATACCTGGTAGTTGGTGTGCTGTTGCTCTCCCAGCGACCATAGCCCAGTAGTCAACATTACCGTTGTCGTCTGTGCTTTCTTTTGCTAGTGCAGTAACAATAACGTGCATATCTAAATCACGAATTGCTTTACACGCACCTATTAATTGAGTTGCGTGATTACCCCATATAGCAAAACCGTCTGGGTTCTTCTTGCCTTGCTTGATAGCATTTTGTTCTGCTTCAGCTTCAGCGTGTTTGAAAGATAGGTCTGACAACTCTGTCAAACTATCTATGCCGATCCATTTGTATCCTCTCTTGGCGAAGTCCTCTGACTTCAACCATTTAAAAATACTCTTGAAAGAATAAACTCCTTTCGTTTGATCTGACACTCCGTCCCAAGATGAAAATGGTAAGTAATCAATCTTCGCTCCTCTTACAGAAGAAAGACCACTCTCTCCTGATAAGATAAAACCTTTACCATACTCTTGTTGGAAGTATTTTAGTTGGGTTGTTTTACCCCAACCATGATGACCATATAATAAGACTTTTCTTTTAGCAGTCTCTTCATTGGCTGTGTTCATTGGATTAAACATATGCTCTCCTTTAGCTACTCCTTGTTATTTTTACAGTTACAGGACCTGGTTTCCTAGTTAATGCAGGCATAACCTTCTTCTGTTCTGCTTCCGTCAACTTTTGAAAGGTACGTTTCTCTACTGTAAGTCTACGTTTAACGTGTACAGGCAGAGGTTCTTTCTTAAAGATATCTGCTAGTACATCTTGATCCCATTGGAATCTTTCTTGTCTGTTAATGGTAACAATGTTTACGCCAATGGCTTTGCTCTGTTCACCAAATTCTTCGGGGAACTCTGCAATTAATTTTGCCTCAAGTGTTTCAACTTTTTGATTAGCTTTTTCTTGTTCTTGATTTGCAGTTTGTAAATCCTCTACCATCTGTAATAATGGTTTAAGATTGTTCTCTGCTTCGAACTTGTCCCAGTCACTCATTTGCTTACCGTCCTATTAAAGTTAATGTTTATATTTGGAATATAATGTAGTCTTATATATAATACAAGTACAAAATAGTTTTATAAGCGATAAAACATTGTAGCATATAGAATACACCATTTACTTATTATGATATATGTGACAAAGTAAATTCACATTAAATTTCAACAGAAGTAAAGGAGGATATGATGCGATTTAACGCCAAGAAATTCATCGCAGATTGTGGTGGGGTTAGGAAAGTCGCAAAGATACTAGATAAATCTAGGACTGCACCCTATCGTATGATGCAGACTGGATATATGACAAGTTGGCATTTCGAAAAAATCAAATCAGCAGTACCAAATATTAACATTGACAATTACTTTGAAGGTAAAAATGATAGACTCAAAAAAAGAACTTAAGGACTTATTATACAACGAGGCTTGCCTAGCAATAGAAAGAGGGTGGACAATTATTCCTCTTTCTATCACAGGTAAGAGACCATTAGCAGAATGGAAACAATATCAAACAAGATCAACAACACAAGAGGAAGTAGATGAGTGGTTTGATAAAGGCGCACCCACTAGTAGTGGAAGTAGAGTAGAGATTTTTAATCTTGCATTAGTTACAGGAGATATAAGTGGAGTTATAGTTTTAGATTGTGATAACGAAGAAGCAGTTAAGTATGCGAAGAAGAACAATTTACAAACTCCTTACTCAGTTCAAACTGCAAGAGGACAGCATTATTATTTTGCACACCCAAGACATGGAAAGAAATTTCAAAACAAAGTAGGAGGAGTTGGAAGAGATTGGGTAGATATACATGGAGTAGATTTAAGAGGAGACGGTGGCTATGTGGTTATGCCTCCGTCTATAAAAATTAGTAATGGAAAAGTTACACATCAATATAAGTGGGAGATAGCATCAACATTTGATTGGGAAGAGTTAAATGATTTCATGTGGAAAGGTAAACCTTCAGATGTAGAACAAACCGAAGGTGTTTTTTCCTTTGATTCTATGGACTTATCTGATGTTAAGGTAGCTAACATAGAAGATACTATGTCTGTATGGGAACAAACAGAGATAAGAATTAAAACATTAGGTAGAAAATTAAAAGAAGGAGACGGAACAGATGGTTGGCTACTAAGATACTGTGGTCAGTCAGTAAGAAGAGGCTGTGTAGGTGATGATCTATATCAATCTGTTTTAAATTATCATGGAAAATTCTTTGACGATGGTGGTTTCTCGCCTAAAGAAACCGAAACTTGGATCAGGCAAAAAATGAGGTCTGCCCTTGAGATGGATAGTCGAAACTATCCTGAAGATTATAACAAGGACGGTTCTCGTATAGCTAAAACCAAAGCTAAGGTTGCTTTGGCTCCCTCACAAGAACAATCGGACAAGGAAGTAGTCGCCTCTAAAAGGTTAGTCCCTATCTACATTGATGCCGTAGATAGGATATTGAAAGATATGGTAGACGAACCGTATTGGTGTGACCCACTGATACCAGAGGCGACTATCACACAAGTTGTAGGGTTCAATGGGCATGGTAAATCATACTTTTTAACTGCTATGTTGACTAGTCTTGCCGCAGGTAATGAATCATTCGGACCATACGAAATGGGTAGACCCTGTAAAATATTTTATATGGACTATGATAACCCGAGACGTACTGCACTAAGACGAATGCAAGAATTTAATAAAATTTTTGGTAGTACTAATGAACACTTTGCATTGTGGTCTCCAACATTAATAACTCCTGATGACGGTGGAGAAATTAATCTAATGGAAGAGAAAGATTTTAAACTATTAGGAGATTGGTTGAAAGCTATCAAGCCTCAGATCGTTGTCATTGATACTCTTCGTAATGCCTTTCGTGGTATGGAGGAGAATAGTCCTAGTGAATGGGCTAAGGTAAACTACATAGCTAAGAGTATACGTAATCTAGGTTGCTCAGTTATATTAGTTCATCATCGTAATAAACCTGGGGATAGTGGACAAGGAAGAGAGGCAGGTTCTACTGCACAATTAACTGATGTTGATACTCAAGTTTTTATATCACAAATTTTTGAAGATAAGGCAGAGGCAAAGCAGAAAGCTGGACTACTAGATAAAGACCTTACTATATTTACATTAGATAAAAGAGAGTTCTCTCCTTATAATTATCTTCGTGCGAACATGAGACCTGATAGTAGATTGAATATGGTAACTCAACTCAGCTTTGGTAAGGTAAGACAGCAAACTGAATTACATCAAACGCATTACATTGGTTGGTGTGAAGAGATACTTACGGGAGAAAAATATATCGTATCTACTAAATCATTAAAGCAACAAGCAAAATTCCTATCCTTAAAACAAGGACTAAACCCATCACAAATATCTAGAGAATTAAAAGTTCCTAAGTATGAAATAAAAAGATGGTTGGGACTGCCTGAAGAATCCTAATAGAACTATTAGTACTATTACAAAAGACAGAACAGCGTTAGCTGTTCCTGTCCTGTTAGTCTTAAGTGTTCTATAAGGTATACCTCTTGTCAAGATTTATGTCTACACACTACTACTAGACACACCATTCGGAGGCTGTCGCCTCCTCATATTGTTCAATAAATTCAAGGGTTATTCTATATATAGTTGCAAGCGATAAAACTTTATAGTATGTATAATTGTAAGTGATTCGTTACAAACTTTAACAGGAGGAATTTTGGGAAAGCCAGTTAAAGTCTCTAAAGGAGACTTACAATATCTGGCTAACGCTTTAAAAGAAAAGAAACCTTACACTGAAATGGCAAGACATTTGAATATATGTGTCGATACTGTCAAGAGAATATTACAAAGAGAAGGGTTAGCAGAATTTGAAGGTGCTAAATATGTAGTAGCATTATCGAATACTAAGAACACAAAGTATTGGAACCGACCTTGCATGAAATGTAAGACTACAAAGACACGACCAAAGTGGCAGTACTTCTGCGACAAGTGTACAGAAATCAATGAACAGTATAGTGGACTACCGAAGGAGTGGTTATGGGACGACTAAACGCTAAAGCTAAAGGCGATAAGTATGAAAGAGAATTAGCTGACTACTTTAACAAATGGCTTTATGGTAAGGAACAAGTTTATAGAGCGCCCTTATCTGGGGGTGGTAAAACTTTCACGGGTGGTGGCTCTGCCGATCTCATTGGTACAGATCGTATATGGGTTGAGGCAAAACGAACCGAGAAGTTACAACCTTACGCCGCAATAGCACAGGCAGAAAAAGGAATAGCTGGTCATGGTAGCGATGAGCTTCCAGTTGTCATTAACAGACGAAACAATATGTTAACAGAGGAAAGCCTAGTGTTTATGCGACTTAAAGATTGGATACAAATCTATGAGTCCTATCTTATTCGTAAGGGTTTCATTAAAAAGGACGATTAATCTATAGAATTTGGTGTATGCTTGTGTGATACATAAGACATAAGGAGAGGTATGCAGATGTTATTCGTCCCCGTGTTTTTTGTGTGTTGGATAAACGGTTTCTGCTTAGAAGGGTGGAAAAAGGAAACGAATTTTAAAACGGAGGAAGAGTGCAAACTTTATATAGCCGAATGGAAAGACGAATTGTTACCACAACTTTATAGTTATGGTAAAGGAATGCCCTTTAGAGTAATTACTAATTGCGCACCATTTAAAGACGGTGTGGTGCCTGAAAGAAAAATGTCAACACGTCAAATGAAACAAGGAAAAGATATATGAGTTATTTTTGTTCTAAGTGTCCGACCCCCCATGTATGTGGTGCGAACTGCAATCATAGTGGCAACGGAAAGAAGAAAGTTTTAAGAGTGGCTAGGTCTCATGGGGTGAGCAAGACGAGTAGAATCCCTTTGCCTTTTAAACCACATCAATCTAAAGTAAAGATAGATATTAAGGTATCATAATGACACATAGAAAATTTGATCGTAATAGAGATTACAAAATTAAAAACCCACCCAAACAAA